ATGAGCGAAATGAGGATACGAATGGAACGCGTGAGTCAATTAACGGAAGAAGAAAAACTTTTTTTTATGCAAGAGGCGATCAGCGAAGCCAATAAGGCGAAGGCAGTCGAGGAGGTGCCGATCGGTGCGGTGGTGGTCTATCGTGGAGAGATCATTGGACGAGGGTACAATTTGCGGGAGCACAGTCAAGACGCGACGAGCCATGCGGAAATGTTCGCGATTCGTGCGGCGTGCAAGGAGCTGGAAAGCTGGCGGCTGGAGGAGTGTCAATTGTTTGTGACGCTGGAGCCCTGTCCAATGTGCAGCGGCGGGATGATTCTTTCCCGAATTGAAGAGGTTTATTTTGGGGCCTATGATCCGAAAGGCGGGACGGCCGGCACCTTGATGAATCTTTTGACGGATGAACGCTTCAATCATCGGGCATATGTCGAAGGCGGGATTCTCGAGGAAGAATGCGGACAGTTGTTGACGAATTTTTTCCGTGAGATTCGGGCACGGAAAAAAAAGACTAGCCAAAACGACTAGAGTTTGTTATACTATTTTTTGCCGAAAGGCAGGACAATGCCGGGCCTGTGAATTGTGTCAGGTCTGGAAGGAAGCAGCACTAAGTAGGATCCGGCATGTGTCTGATATGAACCGCGTAACAGCAAGCCTGAGAGCTTGCTTTTTTATTTGTCAAAAACCAAAAGGGGTAGAAAAGGGGCAAGATCTACTTACCTTTAGCATTGAGCTTTTCAACAATACTAGCCTTTGTCTTCTTGGTTACATGGGTGTATATCTTCATTGTTGTTTCCATGTCGGAGTGTCCTACACGTTCCATGATCGCTTTTACAGGTATGTTCAATTCAGCAAGTAGCGAGATGTGAGAGTGTCTAAAAATATGGCTAGACATTTTCTTTTTGATAGCATCTTTACCAAGCTTGTCATTCATAGTCTTTAGCGAGTTATTAAACGCATTGATTTGAATCGGCTTGCCTGTCTTACCAACAAAGAGGTAAGGAGTTTTACACTTAAATTTTAACTTATTTTCTAAAATCAATTCATCGAGTATCTCAATCGCTCGATTAGATAGATCAATTTCACGATATGATGCTAGGGTCTTAGGCATCTCTTTTTTTGCATTTTTATAGCCGTCCGAATAATCTAAAGTACCAATAACCTTTATAGTTTGGCTATTCGGATCGTAATCATCAATTGTGAGGCTTATAGCTTCGCCTGCACGCAGTCCAGTTAAATACATGAACTCAGCTAACCTTCCGTGATGGACGCTCTGAAACGTGCTGTAATAGACGTTCAATAGCTTGTTGATTTCTTCTTCTTCTAAATACTTATCTTCCACTCTTTCATAAGTTTCTTTTGTTAAAGCTGGTTTTGGAACTTTCGCCCTGTTAATAGGATTAATTTTGATTATTTCCATATCCACTGCATAATCAAGCGCCATTTTTAGCACACTTCGAAACTTCTTCTTATATTCGTAAGATTGAGGTAACTCATTTATGAAATCTTGATAAAATCTTGTGTCTGTGTTTCGCACCACCGCAGCAGTGTTAATATTCTTTCGTATGTATTTCAAAAGTTTCTCATAATTAACTTGTGATGATTGGCGAATAGAAACCTTATGCTGATTCCACCACGCATCTAATAGCTCGCCAAGTGTAATCTTGATTTGATTCTTTTCTTCGATCTTCTTATCAATTTTTTCTTGAAGTTCTATGTTTGCTTGCTTCTTAGCTTGATTAGATTTGCTGTTAAGTGTGATGGAAACTTTTCTGCTTTTTTCTGTGTATGGGTCAATGTATCGTTCAGAATATTTGTATTTCCCGTTCGGTAATTCTTCAATCCACATGTAAATTCAACTCCTTGAATGGAACGTATGTTCTTTTTTGGCGTTATTAAAGAAGCCCCTAAAGTGGGGCAGCTTTAGTACGAACCAACCCATGAAGCATTTGCAAAATAAACTTCATAATCAGTTGTATCGTTCATTATATCGAAATAAGCGATACCTGTAGCAGATTTTCCTGGTTGGATTGTTTCAGAATAAAAATCTCTTGAATTTAGTTCAGCTTTCATATTGTTACCATCGTAGAAATCTAATTGATGCGACGTAACTTCAAAAGGCTTATCCCCTAAATTCGTCACTGTAAAAGTAACTTTAGCGAAGTATCCTTTTTGAGGAATATAATAGTCCCCGTCACCCATATCTTTTTCTACCGAATCAATCTTCACATCCATCATATCTCCGGATTCGCTTTCTAAAGGCTGGCTTTGGCCGATAGAAGCGGAGGTGGCGGTATTCGGACTAGAACTGTCACCACCTACGTATTCAGAATCTGGCTTAGGAGCATTCTCGTCTGAAACTTGTTGCTTTGCCTTCTCAAATTCTGAGTCGAAATCGTAACTGCTTGTACCAGAAATTGAAGATTCAGTTTCGCTAGAATTGCTATTTACTATTCCGCTAATAATGAATATTGAAGCAACAATAAACAACCCTAATATTACCCAAATAATTGGATTTTTAAATTCACTTTTATTCATTTTGTTCCCTCCGATTAATATTTTCTTTTACTGGGATTAGCCATATCCCACACAACTTTTCCCTCAATATAAACTTCCTCAAGTTCATAAGGATTGGTAATCATGATTGAATGCTCTTTTTCATCATATGAATCAGGTTCTAAAACAACTCCTGTCTTAAGTCTATAGAATCTTTTAACAGTATATTCTGTTCCGTTGAGCCTAACTGCTGCTACATCACCATTACAAATCTGTTCATCAGGGTCTATGAGAATATATTGTCCATCTGGGAAAAGTTTGTTCATAGAATTACCTGTAATTTCTAATAACTTTGAATTTGGATGCTTCAAGCCGATATTCATCGGGATTTCTACATCTTCTGGTATCTCATAGCTTTCAAGGGGGCGTCCTGCGACTATCTTTCCGACTAAAGGGCGAACCATTGTCTTCCCAGTCATTGACATGAGTTCTTCTCCAATTAAAAAGGAGTAATCAAGATTCAATGCTTTAGCAGCTGTTAAAATCTTATTTTCTGGGAAAGGAATCTCATGGGAGGCGTATCTTGATATAGTAGAGCGATTAACACCTAGCTTTTTTCCAAGTTCCTCTTGGGATATTTTTCTTATTTTTCTATATTTCTCGATCAAGTCTGCTATTTCACTGTTTTTTCTCAATTTTTTTCACCTCTCGAAAACATGTTCGTATCAACGATATTAGTATAACAAACGTGCGTATAACGCAACAAGCAAAATTATTTATTATTTTATGTTGCGTATACGCACGGAACTTGTTATGATTCATTATGTAACAGAGAGGTAGGTGAATAAAAATGTTATTTGACTATAATTTGCTAAAAGAAGCGCGAAAGAACGAAGGTAAAACAAAAGCTGATGTTGCTGCATATTTAAACATTGATAGAAGTTCATACTCTAGAAAAGAAGACGGATTAATTACTTTCGATGTACGAGAATTAGCTAAGGTAATGGAGTTCTTGAATATCCCGAGATCAAGAAGAGGAGAATTTTTTTTGGAGTAAATCGTGCATAAAAGAAACAAACGGCAAAGAAAAACGTGCGTTAAGGAAACTTATCCACAGGTGATTTACCTATAATAATAATTTGATGAGAAAAAATAAAATAACGAATTGAAGTTGTGGATAACTTAGCACCTTGGAAGACTTTTTTACAGCTGAAGATATGATCGAAATTTAAATAACGCAAAGGATGATAAATAATGACTGAAAAAATCGCCTTAGCAGAAACCATCAAATTGCCTCAATTATCAATGCCAAAGGATGAAGCGATAAAATATTTCGGATTTGAAGGACATGAATCTACATTCCAAAGATTGTTAGCAGAATTTAAAGTACATCCTGATTTCAAAAGTGGTTATCGAGCACCGACATACAAAATTGTGCTGATAAACATCAATCTGTTTGATCAATTTTTGGATTGGAAGGACAAAAATAAATTTAAATAGAGGAGGTAATAGCATGAATGAAGTAAAAATCAATGTAAAGCTAACCGGTGTAGAAGAAGCTACTGAAAAAGCAGAGCGATATGTCGAACTATTAAAAGAAGCCAAAGCGTTGGCAGACGAATTAGCTTCAATGGAGTTTGAAATTGGAATTAAGCAGTAAAGGAGGCAACAGCATGAATAATATACCAGTAAATATTGTCATTAGAGGGGTGGAAGCTCTAGAAAGCATAGCAAATAGCCTCAGCACTTTGGCAGAAGATACTAAGGCAAGCAAAGAGTTAAAAGAAACTCTTATTACAAATGTTGACAACATGCAAAATGCAATCGAAAGACTAAAAAGTGATCCTTTTGGATTAAATGAAGGGGATTAATGATTTAACTTTAACGGCAAAATCAAGAACCTTATTGATGTCGTCTTCAAATTTCGATTCCATAATTGCTATGGCATCGGTTGTTAAGCTCACATAAAAAATAGTATTTCCTGCTAACAATCCAGATATCAGGCCTTTTCTACGGAGTTCAAAACATGTGAAATTGACGTCTGAAATTTCCCACTCAGGCATTATGTTTTCATGAATTGAATTAACATCACCAAATAAAACAGCTTTTTCTTTTGAAATTTTGCTTTTCCTACGATCTATATAGGTCTTGTACATGGACGATAGTAAAAATTTAGCATCATTGGTTAAATTATCCATAATTTTCACCTCACTTTCTACAGTGAGTATATCAAACGATAGGAGATAAACGATGAAAAATAAAAAAATTGCACTAGGAGTTACCGCTGCATTGTTTCTAGGATCAACTGTAGGATTCGCCGCAGGCGCTGGTTTCTTCGATAACGCAACAACTGTTGAACAGAACATCTACAAACTGGCTAACATTGCTACGCAGAACAAACAGAAGGCAGCAGACGTTCAAAGCAAACTTGATCAAACGACTGGGCAACAAAAGAACCTGCAAGATCAGCTAGACAGTTTGAAACAGCAATTGTCAAACAAACAAAACGAGGTCAATGCGAAGCAGTCTGAAATCGAAGCCAAACAACGTGAAGTCGAATCTAAGCAACAAGAAGTCACGCAAAAACAGCAAGAGGCGGATAAGCTGCGTAATGAACTATCTAATGCTCAAAATGATTCAACGCAAAAAGACGCACGCATGTCTGAGTTAGCAAATTTGAGCCAACAAAAAGTAAACGAGTTGGGCCAGTAGGGGGTTTAATGATGAAAAAACTCTATTGGCTTCGCAGAACTGGAGCAATGCTATTGGCGTTCGGGATAGGTGCAGCACTAACAGGAAGTATTCCAGAATGGTTAAAGGCAGTTTATGTAACTGCAGTGTTCGGATTGGTACTTATCTATGACGTAACTGAATACGAAGTAAAAAAAGCCAACCGAGGGGGCTGACAATGAGTAGCAGTGACATCATTACTCTTTCAACAATTGTTTTTGGATTAGCTTCAATAATCATCAATGTGTATTTGATTGTAAGAGATATATTTTTTTAAATGTCGGGGGTACAAAAATGGAGATTCAAATAACTGGAACACCAAATGAAGTTGAAGAAATGTTTCGTCGTATTGGTAAAAGTAAAGAACCAGTTGATTTAACAATAAACAATATCAATCCAAATAGGGCTTTGAAAGTTGCAAAAAGTATAGAAGACGTAACCTATAGTCTTTCTAATGACAACGTTGTAAACACGGAAAACATTTCACCTGAATCAATTACAATCATTGCTGAATGTCAGTTGAGCCCGGTAATGAAGCTACGTTCTTCAAGGGAGGTAATTTAAATTGCTCCGTACCTCTTTAGTCACAAAAAAAGACTAGCCCCGTCTACCAAACTAAGCTAGTCAAAATACATCTATATAAGGAGAGTTTATCATGACATCACGCGATAGTCTAGGCGTTCCTATGGAACCGCCGGAAGAAAAAGAAATATTGAAAGATATCTACGGAGATCCAATTTATTTGAACAGTACCATTTACATCAATAAAGATGGTCTGCTGCTTGAAGAAAACTTAGAACGCTATACAAATGAGTATGTGGAGGAGTTAACCGCAGGCGAAGCGAACGAAGAACTTAGAGAAGCTATGCTGCCAAGTGAGTATTCAGAGGTAGTCAAAGAAGCTTTACTCACTTGGATCGTAAATAACGGCTATGCGAAGTTTTTCGACTTACATCCTAAGAGAGGAGAGGACGTTTTTGAATCTAGAAGATATCACTAGAGAAATCGAATTGATGAGACAAGTACAAAAATCAAAACTAGATCTGTACGATCGTCAGATAGCTGAAATTACAGACGCAAAAGTAGCATTTTTAAATAAATCAAAGCAGGAGTTAGATGCTGCGATAGAGATTCAAAGGCAGCTCTTAGGTGACGTGGAGTCGGTAGAAACTGAGAGTTTCTTAATCAGTAAAAAACACCCAAATATGAAAAGTAAGACAACTTACAAATTGAATCTTCCAAAATCAAAAGAGGAAAAAGTCCGATTTGATCGATACATGAAGGAAGAACATCCAGGTTTAATAAAGGAAGAATTAGTGGTCAAACCTATACAAAATGATATTAAGCAACTTCTAGTCGATGGAATTTTCCATATGACTGATGAAGGATTGTTGATTGATGATAACGGAATGGCTATTCCAAACACAACCGTTGATGTTAAGGGAATCGAAGTGAAAGTGAAGGTGAAAGAGTAGATGGAAAAAACAAAAATGCAAGTCTTACTAGATTATTTACGAACGCACCCAACAGGTACAAACCAAGAAATCGCCGATGGGCTGGGTGAAGGCTATGATCGGGAGTTTGTTAAAGGAAATATTTCTATTATGAAAACTCGTAAATGGATTAAAGTAACAGGCCAAGGAGCTAATCGTACCATCGAAGTAACGTATGAAGATCCGGCCAACATGCAAGAGTATAAAAAAGGAATTTATACTCAAATGCTACCAACGTTGCTCCATTCTTTCGAACAAACGACGAATATTCAAGATCAAGTGTTGGCTGCCAAAACGATATTTAAAATTCTAGATAATTTATAAGGAGGACGAATAATGTTCCAGTTACCGGAAAACAAACCGCAGGTCCCGAAAGATACGCCACGAAATTACTTTATTTGGGGAGAAACGATGAGTGGCAAGTCTTATCTTGCAAGCGAGTTTCCAAACCCCATCGTTTTGAATACTGATGGAAATGCTGAGGCAAATAGCGTTCCATCGATTCAAATTCGGAATGTGAAAGATAAATCTGGGAAGATCGTCAAAGGCGCTCCAGAACAAATTGGGGAAGTAATCCTTGCTTTACAAACACAGACACATTCTTATGAAACAGTTGTTTTAGATGTAATCGATGACATTATCGAGATGATCAAACAATATGTTCAAGTTGAAAATGGTGTGAAGTCATTAGGTGATATTCCTTATGGAAAAGGCTACGACGCTTTTAATGGTTTACTCACTGAACTAGTTATTGATCTTAAAACTTTACCTATGAATGTCGTCTATATCAGTAGGCAAATTCAAAAGATGGAAAACAATGTCTACATTGATATCCCTTCACTAAAAGATAAATACGTAAACTTGATCAACGGAAATAGTGATTTAAATATCCAAACCAAAAAACTCGGCAACAAATACATTCGACGGGTTGAAGCTCGTCGCAAATCTTACACAAGAGATCATGTGGATGATCAAAAAATCTTAGCTATTTTAGACACCATCACTGGTGTATTTGATAGAACGCAGCGAACAAGTCGGCAAGATCAAGACAAAATCGCTAACGATATCACCAAACAACAAGAAACACGATTTGAACCACAAGAAAGCAAACCATTATAAAGAAGAAGAGGAGAATGAACAATGTCATTACTAGATTTAGCGAAGGAAATTAAAGATAATTTTAACCCCGAAACAGATAAGGTAAACAGCGGAGGGAATCGTATTCCGGCAGGGACATACGACACTGTTATTGCGAATGTAGAGTTCGCAAACTATGATAGCGGCTGGGAGAACATCGTTGTTACTGCGGAGATTACAACTGGTGAATTATCTGGACGTAAAGAATTAGTAAGTTTTTCGTTTATTGAAGACTGGAATGGAAAAGCAATTCATGAATACGTATTACAACGCAATATGAAACTTGCCCAAAAATTGGCCTTCATCGGGGATTATGCCTTCAAAGAGACTGATTTCCAAGATACTTATTCAGTTGCACTGGCTCTAAAAAATATTATTGGAACTCAAATGGTTCTAACAATCAAAGAGCGTGAAAACAAAAAAGATAAAGAAAATCCGTTCCGCGAGTATGAAGTGGACGGTTATCCAAATGAAACGGATTTTGCTCCTGAAACTGATCGCGGTTTTCCGTCGGATGACGATGCACCTGCATTGTAAGGCTTGAACTATGACAATGATGGATTGGGCACTTAAATATAGCAGGTTGGGCTTTTCAGTGATACCAATGAAAGAAAAGACTCCTCTCATTAAATTTGCTGATTGCCCACCATTAACAGAAAAAGAAATACAAGACCTTTGGACGAAGTATCCGGATGCAAATATTGCAGTCAAAACAGATAAGTTTTTTGTGATCGATATTGATCGCCACGAGGGCGGGGATGACGGTTTTAAGTCGATTGCTTTATATGATTATCCCGAACATTTCAGAGACACGATGTATCAGATGACACCAAACGGTGGAGAACAACTTTTCTATTTCAAGAAAGACAGTCTGCCAGCTAACCAAAATATCGGTTGGTTGGCGGGTGTTGATGTGAAAGCTCATCCGAATAATTATGTGATGGTCCCACCGTCAACAACGAAAAAAGGCACGTATGAATGGGCAGTATCAGAGTTTAATATTGCTCCAGATAAAATCGTGACTGCCTCAAAAGAACTGATTCAAGCAGTTATCAAACTGGCAAGAGAAGATACCAATTTTAAACGCCCTGACTTTAGAGCTAAGACAGGTACGAAAAACAAGACTACTGAAATACTTGAGACGGTCGCGGAAGGCTTTGGATCATCTAATAGTGGACGTAACGACAAGTTAGCGAAGTTTGTAGGAGGATTACTTTTACGAGGTGTAGAAGAAGATCGTATCAGAGCATTGGCGAATCAAACGAATCGAAATAGCATCAACCCGCTTCCAAACAAAGAAGTAGTAGCAACAGTAGAGAGTATCATCAAGAAACATCACCGCGAGAAAGGGGTTGTTGTAAATCAGTAGAGAAAAACCAGTCATTGATTTAACACCCTACCAAAAACAAAAGGAAATCGAACAAAAGCGAGACGATGCGTATCAAAATTGGGGATTTATTTTCAATAAGGATGGGCAGTTAAAGAAGAACTCAATAGTCAATGTTGAAGCTATTTTAGCCAACGATCCTAATTTGATTGGAAAAATCGCCTATAACCAGTTTACCTATGATGTCGAAATTACCGAGCTAATACCATTAGAGTATTTCAGTATTGAGAAAGGGATCGCCAAGAATGATTTAGAACCCGCTTTACTGAGTTATTTTGAAAAATATTACCAAGTATTATTCCCGAAAGGGAACGTCAATGATGCCATCGTTAACATAGCCAACCGACAGAAATACAATCCCGTTAAAGACTATTTTGAACATTGTTATAAAGATTGGGACGAAGAGTCCAGAATTGCAGAATTTTTTCCTGCCTATCTAGGTGTTGAATACAGTAGTTTAACTACTTTAATTACAAAACTTTGGTTAGTAGGAGCAGTCACGAAAGTATATGAGCCATTAGCAAAATTCGATTTTGTTCTTGATCTCGTTGGTGGTCAAGGATCAGGGAAGACGACGGTTCTTCAAAAATTAGGCGGGCAATGGTATACCGATCAAATAACTGACTTTAAGGATAAGGACAATTTTGCCAACATGCTGCGAGCTTTAATTGTGAACGATGACGAAATGGTTGCAACAGAAAACAGTAAGTTCGAAGAAATAAAAAAGTTTGTCACTGCTCAATATCTTGAATTTCGTAAGCCGTTTGACCGGCGGGCGGAACGATATCCCAAAAATTTCGTTATCGCTCGTACCACAAACCATATTGAATATTTAAAAGACAAGACGGGTGAACGACGCTTTCTCCCACTGCTTACTAACCCAGAGAACCAAATCTATCATCCAGTGACAGATTTAACTCAAGAATACGTGGATCAATTATGGGGTGAAACAGTCAATTTATATAAAAATGGTTTCACCTTCACTTTATCAGCAGAAGAAGCAGAAGAATTAGAAGACCATAGAAAGAATTTCCAATATCAAGATGATGTAGAACAAGCTATTAACACTTACCTTGATATTGATATTCCACGAGGCTTTGAATCTTGGGATCGCTATGATCGACAAGACTACATTCAAGACATGATGCAAAAAGGATATTCCTCAAAAGGAAATCAAGATGAAAAACGCGAGCGAGTCACTAGTACGGATATCGCGTGGGAGTGTTTTAGAAAGGAAATAACTTCAGATCGAAAATTGGCCAATAAGATTAAATATATTTTTGATAATAAAAAAGGATGGAAGAAAACAAGATTTAGAGTGAACAAAATTTCAAAAGATGGGTACGGAAAAAGTAATTAATACCTAAACGTGTCGTCAGCGTGTAGACAAAAAATATTTTTGACGACACACTTAACGCCAAGGGGCACAAGGGATACAGCCTATCGTGTCGTCAATATCTCTATATTTTAATAAGTTTATATTATTTATATATTGAAAAATCTGCGCACGCGAGGGAAAGTTCAGCGGATATTGAATTATTGACGACACACTATGGCTCAACCTCTTGGGGCAGTAAAGCTCATGCCGTGTAGTCAATAATTCTTACTGACGACACACCTTAAATAAACGTTGGTATATTAACATTCTAAAAAAATATTGACGACACATTTAGACGACACAGTGGAGGATATATGTTACCAGAGAAAAAAGTTGAAACACAGATCAAAAATTATTTACTCTCACTCAACGCCTATTTTATTAAAACAATCGGCGGAAGTGTAGCAGCAGGGACGCCAGATATTATCGCTTGTGTGAATGGCAGATTTATTGGAATAGAAGTGAAACGCCCGACTGGCGGAAGAGTGAGTGAATTGCAAAAGAATCATATTAAAAGAATCAACCAAGCTGGCGGCTTAGCATTTGTGGCTTCCAGCAAAGAAGAGGTGATCCACAATTTATCAAGACACCATATTATATGAGTTCCAAAAAGAAGCTTTAAATAATGCTGAGAAAAATTATCTATACGCCTTAGATACCGGTACAGGTAAAACAATTACTTCAATTCATCATTACTTAAAACATGCACCGAATAAAAAGTTATTGATTATCGCGCCTCCTGCGAAAATAAAGGAAGGCGGATGGGACAAAGACATTTTATTTGTTCGAAAATCGTACAACATAAACATTGAATACGAAATATTATCGTATGGGAAGTTATCAAAATCTTGGCATAATTATAAAGATTACTATGTCATTTTTGATGAGGCGCACTATATCAAAAATCCAACCAGTCAAAGGGGTAAAGCGGCGTTACACCTAACAAGGCAATCTGAAGGTTTTTGTTTATTGACGGCAACGCCAATGAGCAACGGCTGGCAAGATAGTTACAACTATTTCATAATGTTCGGTTGCTTTAAAAATAAAACCGCTATGAATAAACGTCATGCGATTTATGAAACGAAGTTTTTCGGTATGCGTCAGATTCCACAAATCGTCGGCTGGAGACGTGAAGACGAACTAGAGCGCATGTACAAACAATTTGCTGTTTCAATCAGTAAAGATGAAGCGTTAGATTTGCCGGATTTAGTTTATCGGAAAGTCTTTTTCAAACCATCTCCATTATACAAGAAGCTAAAAAAGGATCGTGTACTTGATGATGTAGCATATGACACACACCCTAAGTTAGCAGCGGGCTTACGGTTTTATGCAAACCAACAAGATAAGCTAGATTATCTATCGATGATCTGTGAAGGAACAAGTGAGAACATCGTTGTCTTTTATCAATTTAAACAGGAGCTTGAAGATATCAAGAAAATTCTAAAAGACAAAAAGATTTATGAAGTAAACGGCCATCGGTTTGAATTGCCAAAAGATCGCCCAGAAAACAGTGTGACACTAGTCCAATATCAAGCGGGATCAGCAGGAATTGAATTGCAATATGCAAACATTGTTGTCTTTTATACACCGACCTACAGCTATCAAGATTACAGTCAATCTTTAGGACGAGCCTATCGGAATGGTCAAACTAAAAAGGTTACTGTTTATCAATTTAATACTGAAAAGACGATAGAAGAAGACGTTTGGGATGCTTTAAGCAATAAGAAAGATTTTAGCGAAAAGCGATACCTCGATACGAAGTTATAGGACGCTTTGCGGATTGTTAATAAGAAATAAAAATATTTCAATTGAAATAGGAGGGTATAATGAATACAACCAATAATAGAAAATTTGGTAAGTTTCTCGCGACGAACAACACGTTATCGCCAAAGAGACCACAATTAAATCCAGACAAATATTACAAGTTGGATTATGAAAAATGCATCTATTCGATCGTTGGGAAATTGATTAACGAGTATAAACATACGGCGTGTTTTGAAATTGTGAATTGGCATCAAGCTGACGGTGCTATATTGAGAAACTTGGGCCACCGGGTAATCGTTAGAAAACAAGAAGCCGTTGAGATTGAGTAGCTTAAAGTTACTCAGTTTGATGCCATAGAGGAGGTGTTGAAATGAATATTTCACAGGATGCTTTAGCAGAAATGTGTCCGCCCGAAGTAGGCGAATATATTGACGAAAAGATTTTGCCGGAATACGCAAACGGTAAAAACACGGCGAAAATGATAGCAAACTCAATGGCGCAGGATGCTTTGGAAAGGCTTAATTTAAAACATGAAAATCATATCGAATATTACAAGCTATATTCAGATTTAGCGTTAATTGATCCGTATATCAGCGCAAAAGTCAATCGCTGTATTTTAGTAGGGTACATTCAAACAATTTTCGATGAGTGGGAAAATGAATGTTAACTAAGTTAATCAACTTGAATATTAAAAGCTTTGCAAAGTGGTCAATCAGAGAAGAATGTATGCATAGGAAAATAAATTAAAAGGAGCACATAATGAGTACTTTTATTAAGGATCGTAGTTTTAATCCATACCCTCACTTAGTGTTTGAAAACTATTCATCCGCTACAGATGAAATAGTTAATCAATCTAAAGCAAGGTTTTAGAATTGTGGATTGGTATTCAAATGCAAATTTCTATGGGGCGAAAGATTACAGTAGTTTGTTTTTAGTCTATTCTTCTAAAAGTATTTAATTTGGGGCTATCAAGGAGGAAAAGTAAATGGATAAAATTTTTGAGAATGTTTGGAATCGAAGAGACGAAGCTTTAGCTTGGTACACAAATGTAGAGAAAGATTTTAAGCGTGAGCAAGGCATTAATCCTAAGAAGCTTGCAAAGATTTGCAAGGAAGAAGGAACAACGATAGATGAATTTCTTCCCTACGCACAAAAACGAGCGAAAGAAGAAAACGTACAGTAATGAAGAAGATCGTGTCAGGAGGATAATTTATGAACTTGTATTTCGATCAAAAAGTTTTTAGAGAGCATAAAAAAGCTATAGAGATCAAGCAATCTAAGGTTGATCATAGACGATTCATTGAACGTTCGAATCGCAAACAGCTTTGTCGGAAAAAGAATAGACGTGTCCAATCTATACGTTAGTGGAGGAGTTGGAGGAAATAAAAATGGGTTTAACAGTTTTTAAAATGGAATTTTATCATTTTGATAATACTTCAATCACGATGATGAAAAATAGTAAGTTTCTGTATAGCGTGGAAATTGTAGATGATAACGGCAGGTACGAATTTAGTAACGGTCTGACATTCAAAGAAGCAAAAGCGATTGTAGACAGTGAAATTCAAACATTTGCAGATAAGTTGAAAGTCAATTAATGACGGAAATCACGTAGGAAGGAATGGTCAGTATGAAGGTTTATATCGTAGCAATAACAGATTCAACATATATGTTTCCGGTTTGTGATGGGAAACTTTTTAAAATGAAATCTGCAGCTCAAAAAGCTTGTGACAGATACAACGGAACGCACCCTAATAAAGCGAAAGTATTAGTCGCCGATAATTGGCATTTGGAGGACGGCGAATGAATATTATCAAAATAATTTTTGAAGTAATCGGTTATGCATTAAACATTGCGCTATTAATTTATTGGGCGTATTTCATTTTTTACGGTGGGATTTGGCAAGTTGGAAACTTTATGAATATAGAACTAGAAGGCTTGCTGAGGAACAGTAAGAAAGCATACAAATCAACTAACGGAAAGTTCAAAGTGAAAGAAATATCTAATGTCATACAATTTGACGAAATGGGCTATCCTCTACGGCTAGTTATGATTGATTTAGACAATGGTACTGTCGATCATGTTTGGCGGGATACTACAGAAAGAGAAGGTGACGTGGTGTTAGAGTGGACTAAAATTTAGTTCCGCTAACCACGCCAATTAAGGAGGGATGATTAATAATGACGATTAGATTTAGGAGAATTAGAGCAAAAGGACAAATTAAGAAGAACAGCTATATAAAATATTTGAAAAGAAAACACGACTATACCAACTGTAGTTGGTGCAATCGTGTTATCAAGAAAAATTCTAATTTTTGCTGTTGGTGTGGCAAGTCAATTAATTAAAGATGGTCTTTTTAACAGTTTCCGACAGAACATCGACTAATAAATTATAAAGTGAATCTTTAACTAATTTAGAAGCTTTAGAATAGCCTTTGGAAAATTTTGCTTCAGCAACTTTAGTTTTAGGTGTATCAACTAATAAATCGGGAATCGCTGATTCAATAAGTTGTTTATCTTGATCACTCAGACCATCATCTAACGCGACTAATTCAGCTGCACCTTCTAAAATCTTTTGAGTCCATGGGAATGGTGTTCCACAAGACTTACAGTAATTTGGAACTGATTTAGTGAATCCAACTGTAATCACTCCATCAATGTCTCTATCACCTAAAATTGCTTGTTCACAGTTAGGGCAGGTGACAATAACCTTTTCACCACATAATTCGCAAAATTCAGGTGGATTTGGATTGTTAGATGAACTGTAGTGATCAGTTACTTGGTGACCGTTTAAACATATTTTTTGATAGTATTGTTTTCCCATTGTTAACCTCCTTATCAATATTTCAGTGGACCACTCACTGATAAGGAGATTATATCAAATAAAGCATTTACAAAACGATTGTAATTAAAAAGAAGGCTAACTCAGCCTATCAAGTAAGAAAAGAGGTATGAAATGAATAAACAAGAATTGATTGAAAAGATAAAAGCGAATGGCGAATGGTTTGAAACAAATAGGTATGTGAAAATCACCAAGGCTGTTGAGCTCATTAGCCAACTAGACGAACCGCAGAAAGTCAAAGTGCCGGCGTTTGTAGCACCATTTATCGAAAAACTAAAAATCACGAACCGTAGATATGGTGTTGAATTAGAAAAAGCATATAACAATGAAGAAGACGAAGAATTAGTAATTTGGCTTTGGTTTAACGAAAACGTCTTGACCTTGTTTAGAGCGTTAGAAAAAGGCTACGAGGTCGAGGAAGAGCCGAAATGGAAAATAATTAATGATCAAAAATACTGTCTGACATCAATAGAAGCAGGATATGGCAACTCGTTACATTGGGCTTTCGACAGCACGAAGAAAAAGCCGATCCTCTTTGATAACGAGGAAACGGCATTGTATACCGCATATATTACTGGCGGCACAGTCGAGAAAGTGTAGGTGGGATCGATGGAATCACTTTTTGAACGAGCTGAAGGAATGGCTCAAGAAAAATATCGGCAAACGTTTGATTATGCGACAAGAAATATAGGAGTCGCTTTTCGAAATGTTCTCAGAGAAAACAAGTTGCCAGAACCGCAATATAAAGAAACGAAGTTGAACGAGAATTATCTGGAAGAAATGATCAGCTACATGGAGATAATTCATCAAAAGGACTTGAAAGAGGTGGCGGAATGAAAGTAAATCCCATTTTCAAATTTGCGCTATTGGTTTTGCTGGTTCTGTCACCAACACTAATTGGAGTGTTTGGTTGTATTTTTACGGACTGGGACAATGATAAGGTTGCAGGCATAGTGATTCTTGTCTATATGGTCGGAACACTATTCATTCTATTGCTAGCGTTTTTGTGGGTGTTCATTTTTGAAGATAGTTATGATGAGTGGAAAAAGCTTCAAGAAAAGAATATCAATAAACGAGCAATCCATGATAAAGAAATGAAACGACTGAAAGAAGAGATGGAAGAAATGCGGCGACGGTTAGATGATCGTTGGGATAATTTTTAGTTCCGCTAACCGACCCAACTGCATAAAAAAAGACAGCCGACCACTGGCTGTCTGAGAAAAAGAAACTTTCGTCTAGTTTCCGCTAGACAAAATAATTTTACCACAAAAAGACCACCGGGATAAGTCAGTGGTCAGTGAGCTGGACATTGAAAGGATCAATAAAAAAGGAGTACCAGCTCGTATGTATTGTACATCAAATAAGAAGTGGAAGTGAAACATATGATACTGGATATCGAAATCGGGAAAATTTATAAATTATCTGATGCTAAGCCGCCAGCTTTTGCCAAAATCACAAAAATTTCTAATCATGATGTTTGGAACGATATTTTAGAAGATGACGAATTAACGCAACTTGCATGGGGAGATTGGTATCAATGGGCCAATAAAAATATCTACTGCCATTTTGGAGCTGGATTCGACACGTATAGGCTGGTTCCGGCAACTGCGGAAGAAATTGCCATTTATGAAGATAAAGTTAGAAAATATCGATCGGAGGACAACAATGATACCGAAGTTTAGAGCGTGGGATAAGGAAACAGCCGAAATGTGTAATGTTGGTGCACTATATTTTAGTAGAGACTACGAGTTAGAAGCTGTTTCCGTTCATCTACCTAACGGATATGTGGTTAACAGGAGTTTAACACAAGTAAACCTCATGCAATCAACAGGACTGAAAGACAAGAACGGCGTGGAGATATTTGAAGGGGATATTGTTAAAGTATCTAATCATCCTTTTCAAAAAAATGACAATGGAATCGGTATTGAAATAAATGGAAATTATGTAATTGGTTGGTCAGAATATTCGCTATCTTGGTTAGCTGGGAATTTAATATTAGCTGAGCTTAAACCTTTTATAGAAGTTATCGGCAACATCTACGAAAACCCAGAGTTGTTGGAGGTGGAAGGATGATAAAGAAAATTCAAGAATTTTTAGCTGCAGCGTATCCAATATTTTTGTTGGTGATGGCCACTATATATGTGTTCGTAGAAGACGGGAATAGATCACTTTTGTTCATATTACTCTACGCGGTTTGTTTAATTGGTGATCGCTTACGGGATATTTATAAAAGTATTAGCATTTTATGGTGTCGAATCTACTTAAGAAATAAAAAAGACGGCATCGAGTAGATCTAGTAACGTCGCCAATTAAGCAATGAAATACAATATATGGTTTCGTTAATTCGCAGAAACACAATATATTGTGGATAAAGCTGTTAATATGTGCATAACAAAATTATTGGGAGGAAATGTTTTGAAGCAAATCATTGAACTAGGGGATAAATCAATAAAGAGAATTGCTTTAGAAGTCCATAAGCTGGATCAGAAGGATAAAGAGAAAGCTAGAAAAGAATTCAAAAGTAGATCACTTCATAATACGAAACTATTGCTAGAAAATTATTATAAATTAAAAGCTCATTGCGATAGCATGCACACCAGAATAAATGAAACTAACGAAACTTCCCTTTGGTACAAAGGGCGAATGACAATTGATGCGTTGATGGAGAATCAAGTGAAAACTGTCAAAATGATGTGGCATGTTGATGACAGTCTTGAGAAATACAAGCGCGTATGCAAAGGAGAGACTAAAAAATCGAAATCAAGAAGGTATAACATCCTAAAAGACTTTTATATTGATGGGTTATCAATTGATCGAATAGCAGATAAATATGATGTCGATAGAACAACTATCCTTAGAAATAAAGATGATGCTATAGATGATCTATCAATTTATCTTTTTGGTATAGATATTTTTAACGAACTATAGTAAATGCACATTTTATGCACCACAATGCGACTATTAATGTATTAACATGATAACGTGAAATAAGTATGATTAATCCATCAAGCAGACGACTCAAACTAACTTTATTGGCATGAAGTTTCTCCTTATACCTTTTAATAAACATTCGTCTAGCTTGGTGGGTTATTCTCTTTTTGACTACACTGCCACTTTGCGGAAACAGAGTAGGCAAACAATTGGCGGCATGAAATAATGATTTCTACATTGAGCATGCCGTTCTATTTTTTTGAAAATTGAAAACTCAATAGATTCGAACCTAGTGAAGATCGTTTGAACAACGAGCTAGGACAATGTGGGATAAGTCGTAACAAGTGAGAATGCGGGATACTGTGTTCTGATTTGGGTATGGATCACAGAAGGATGCGTCCGGTAATATGATCGGAACTAGTGGTAAAAGCCATTATACGCAAAGCGTTGTGTGGAAATTATGCAGAGGTAAGGTGCAAGACTTTCGGGCGAGACAATAGACGCTCCAGTGGAGAATAATCTTAGTTAGGGTTAGCGTGAGAAACTAAGCAAACCTAAGAAAACTCAAAACAATCGCTACTGATGAGAAACCTAGAAATAGGTGTATGACGAAAGAAATTGGCACGAGTAGCTTAACTTATCAGCTCTTTGGAGTAAACAGATGCTAAGCCAAAAAATGGCTAATAATGTTTAACAATAATATGCTGAATGTTCAAGTGAAAGTTGTTGGCTGTTATGCCAGACCACGCACGAAAAGCAAGAAGAAGCATTACTGTAGCTCGGTAGTGTTCAGCCTTCTTGGGCGTGTTACCCAATAACCTTGAAAATAATTAAAGCAGGAAGAAAAGCCTGAATCTGTTGAGTTTTGAGTTTTTAAAATGATACATAATCAAGATCGCTTAGGCGGTCTTTTTATTTTGTACAAGGAGTGATTTGAATGTATCGACCGCAATATTTAGAACAAAGGTATGAGGTGACTAACATATATGCTTGGTCTAATACTGTTCCATATTTTACTATTCGAACACCAATTAAAAGCAATACATATGAACGTAAAGAAAACAATGAAGTCATTAGGCGATACGGAAGAAAGATACATCGAAGAAAGGGCTGATCCAAATGAGAAACCACTGGTACATTTCATTGGCAGGTAACTATCCGCAGCGCGCAATGTCTGCGCAGATAGCAAAGCGTTATACCATTGTTGAGCTGACGGATGAAGCGACACCGAATGAGATTGATCAGTGCAAGTTGGTTCTCATTGGTATTGGTTGGTTTAAGGATGAACATATACAGGCAAACATAAAGAGGTGGTTGAAATGAAACTAATAGATTATATACATGAAGGATACAACATAGTAACATCGGAATGCATAGGAAGAGCAATTAGACAATCACATCCGGCTACGTTTGTGTTTACAGGTGGAGACTTTGAAAGTATACCACGTGGGAAATTACTGGTTGATAGTTTCTATAGCTATCTTCCTGGAATAAGGGACGCTATGGAACTTCAGAATGCTTATGCAGTGGAACGATTTACTAATGATTTTGTTGGGGCAGAAGCAAGAGTTAAATCAATGAACTCGCTTGAACAAAGCCTAAAGTATCTGAATAACAAACAAGAACCTAACCTACTAGAAATCAAACTGAAGGATACTGATTCGGTCCCTGAAGTCTGGTATCGAGGCGAGCGGGTGGACGAGATGCCTAAAGCTTTGGTGGATATCTCGTATCATTACAGGACGACCGGAGAGTGGCCTGATGATTCAGCCAATGACATCAACATAGAATACTACTCAACATCGAATGATAAGTACCTCGATAAGAAGATCATTGGACACAAGCGGGACATGTAGATGATTGAAGTAACAACTAAAGCAGACAGAGCTAAGTTCTATTCATCAAGCGAGTGGAAGCAGCTAAGGAAAGAAGTGCTGGAACGTGATCACTACGAATGTCTGTGGTGTAAAGAAGAAGGCAAGGTTACAACTGTTAACGATTCTATCTTGGAAGTGGATCACATTAAAGAGCTTGAATATCATCCAGAATTTGCTACTGATATAGATAATCTAAGAACATTGTGCAAAGAATGCCACAATAAACGGCATAGTCGTATGAATTATCGCGGCGCAGAACGTAAGAAAAAATTTGATGATGAATGGTGGTGACGATTTGGAAGAATTAGTTAACGGGATGTTTAATGTTTACTTGGAATTAATTAAACAAGAGGACGAAGAACAAGGTGAAAAAATCGAGCAAGTATTTATTTCGATGTTTAACTTAATGTCGGAAAAGGAACAAATTAAATGTAAGAAAGAATCGTTAATCAAATTGTTGCAAGAGTTGTAAGCCCCCCGGTCTAAAATATTTCAATGTTAAATGAGATTTTGGAAACCGGTGGATGGGCTCGACTCCGCAGAAATATCGAAAATTCTCGTGAAGGGGGGGTAGGTATGAAATACAATATCAAGAAATTAGAAAAAGAGTTGACTACAAAAGTTGATACAGAATCTCAAAAAGAAATTGAAAAAATTAATAGATATATTAATCTTCTAGAAATCTTCTATGAACTTGACGAGAGTATCAAAGAAGATGGCTCAATGGTGATCACAGAAAACGGCTCACAACGATTCTTGAAACCTAACCCTGCCATTGTCGAGAAAACAAAAATCAATACTCAGCTTCTTGCTATTGAACGGTCCTTTATTTTTATTGATGATAATGACCGTCCGGACGACGGAAGTGATTTGGTATGATCAGCCATAAATACATTGAAGACTATTTTAATCGATATGAGAGTGGGGAAATAAAGCTTAATAAAGATCGAGTAGATTTAATTAAGTACCTCAAAAGAGAGGTGCTTAGCCGGAATGACCTATATTTTGATGATCAACAAATAGACAATTACATAAGTTTTAGTGAACGGTGGTTTTTCTCTTTAGATCCATGGGAGAAATTTATAGCTCCGTTCATTTTTTTGTACTTCAAAGAAGATGATGAACTATTTTTTGAAGAATTTTTTATTTCCATGGGTCGTGGTGGCGGTAAGAATGGTTTTATCACCACATTAGCGACTTACTTTATTAGTCCATTACATGGGATTCGTAATTACAATGTTTCCGTAGTAGCCAACTCGGAAAAACAAGCGAAAGTATCTTTTGATGAATCATTCAATAAGATAGAAGCTGAAAAAGGTTTGCAAAAATCTTTTGATCACAAAAAAGCACAGATTACAGGGGTAGCTACTAAAAGCGTGTTTACGTTTCAAACTTCTAACGCCTCAACTAAAGATGGCGGTCGTGAGGGATGCGTAATCTATGATGAAATACATGAGATGGAAAATCGAGCGACTGTAGACGTTTTTAGTGGTGGGCTCGGTAAAGTAGCTAATCCTCGTGAGTTTTTCATTGGAACAGATGGCTTTGTACGTGAAGGATTTTATGATCAATTGGTTGAGCGTTGCAGGGATGTCATGAATGGAGATAACCCTGATGATGATCGAATTTTTCCTTTTATCTGCAAACTAGATGATAAAGCAGAAGTCGACGAATATGACATGTGGGAGAAGGCAAATCCGGCTTTTGAAAAACCTATTATAGGTCGTTCTAAACGTCTATTTAATAAAGTGAAAAAACAATACTTGGCACTGAACACGAACCCTGGTGGCCGTTTAGCCTTTATGACAAAGCGTATGAATTTGCCTGAAGAAGATGTTGAAAAAGACGTTACTTCATGGGAAAACATTCTGGCGACAAATAGACCTTACCCAGAATTGCTGCACAGAACGGCGATAGCTGGGTTCGACTACGCAAGTATTCGAGATTTTGCAAGTGTAGGGTTGTTGTTCAAAATAGAAGGTCGATATGTTTGGAAAACTCATTCATTTGTGAGGAAAGGCTTCTTACAAATGGTTAAGTTGAAAGCCCCGATTGAAGAATGGGAACAAAGAGGGTTGTTGACAATTGTTGATGAACCTTCTATCGATCCAATGCATATCGTTCGTTGGTTAGATAATCAACGTGACTACTATGGTATTCAAAAAGTCGTTGCCGACAATTTTCGTATGGACCTCTTAAAACCATTATTAGAAGAGTACGGTTTTGAATATGAATTCATTCGAAATCCTCGTGGAGTACATTCAAAAGTGGCACCAATTGTAGAGGACAGTTTTGCTAATAAAAAGATAATCTTTGAGGATAACCCTCTCATGCGCTGGTACGTACAGAATACATTGGTTAAAACAGATGCTCTGGGTAACAAGACCTATCTTAAAAAAGAAGAAAAGACACGTAAAACGGATGGTTTTCAGGCGTTTTTGATGGCTCTTTACAAATCAGACGAGATCGAAGAAACCGATATTTCCGGCTTCTTAGATCTCATGGACGGAATCAATTTCTAGCAGGAGAGGAGGTGAGATTTATTGAGTAAGTTTCAAAACTGGCTATCGATTTACAAGAAAAATTCTGAGTTAGAAACGTTGATGGGACTAGAATTCTTTCAAGATGATTCTGAACGAGCTTATCTTAAAAAACTATCTATTGATACATGTATAAACTTTTTAGCACGGACAATCAGTCAGGCGGAGTTTCGAATTATGGATGGAGATAACCTAGATAAAGGCGACTGGTACTACAAATTGAATATTCGACCTAACACTGATCAATCATCCACAGATTTCTGGCAGTATTTTGTTTATAAACTACTATTTGACAATGAAGTTTTAGTGATTCTAACAGATACAGATGATTTACTGATTGCGGACTCGTGGGTGCGTAATGAATATGCATTATACGATGATACATTTGAATCAGTGACAGTAAAAAACTATACATTCAAGCGAAAATTTTCAATGGATGAAGTAATTTATCTCAAATACAATAATGAAGCGCTGGAGAATTATATTTCAGGGCTATTTGGTGATTACGGAGAGTTGTTTGGCCGAATGTTAGAAGTATCACTGCGAAACTATCAAATTCGAGGGACTGTGGGAGTTGGACAATTACAAGGTTCGGATGATGAAAAGCAGAAAAAACTTCAAGGGTTCATCGACAAGATGTTTCAGGCGTTCAAGAAGCCAATTGCTTTGGTGCCGATTACAAAGGGGTTCGATTATTCGGAGCTGTCTAGTAAGTCAGGAGAAACAAACCAATCATTTGAGGAGTTAGGAAAATTAAAATCAGCCATGATTTCAGAAGTTGCGAAACTCATCGGCATCCCGCCTGCGTTGGTACACGGCGAAATGGCTGATTTAGAACAGAACATGACTTCTTACATCGATTTCTGTGTGAAACCACTCCAGAAGAAAATAGAAGATGAATTGAATGCTAAGTTGTTTGAGATCCAAGAATTTCGTGCAGGAAAGCATGTTGATATTTCAGGAATCGATAAACCTGATCCAGTTAAAGATGCTGAGAAAATCGACAAGCTTATTTCTAGTGGATTTATGAACATCAATGGCGTACGCAAAGAATACGGATTAGAACCTCGTGAGGGTGGTGATGTGTACGTGATGACTAAGAACTATTCAACAGAATTGGAAGGAGGTGAGAACGTAGATGAAGATGGAAATTAAGGGAACGATTATCTCGAATGATGAAAAGTGGATGTATGACTGGTTCGAAATGGATAGCACAGCCCCACGTGACATTATCTTACCGGAATCAAACGAACCATTAGAAGTCGTGATTAACTCTGGTGGTGGTGATGTCTTTGCAGGAAGTGAAATTTACACGATGCTAAAAGACTATTCTGGCGATGTAAACGTCAAAGTCGTAGGCATTGCGGCTTCTGCTGCTTCAGTTATTGCGATGGCAGGAAACAAGGTTGAAATCAGCCCAACTGCACAGATCATGATTCATAATCCATGGATTTCAACAGCCGGTGATCATAATGATATGAGGTTTACCGCTGAATATCTTGAAAACTGGGCGGTATCATTAAGCAACGCATACCAACTAAAGACTGGCAAAACGAAAGATGAATTGTTGCAATTGATGGAATCTGAAACATGGTTTAATGCTCAACAAGCTGTAGAGGCTGGCTTTGCTGATGAAGTGATGTTCCAAAATACAGATGCACCAAAATTGGTTGCAAGTCTAACCCCAGTCATCCCTAAAAACGTGATGGAGAAATTTGCAGAGAAGTTAAACCCTGATTTAGATGAGATCGCAAATAAAGTGATTGAAAAACTAAATACTGAAACAGAAAAACAAGAACCGCAACCTGAAAACAAGGGGTTTGCAAGGTTCTTTTTTTAATACCCAAAAATAGGAGGAAATGATAAATGACATTAAAATTATCAAACGAATTTAAATCGATTCGCGAAACGTTCATTAATTCAGTGCAGAATGATGAGCCGAAAGACAAACAAAATGAACTGTACGGGCAAATGATCGATGAGTTGCTAAACGAAGCAAAACGTCAAGCTCGCGAGGAAGCAGAGAAATATGCAGCAGGAACACCGGCAGATGCTAAATTAACTGCGAACGAACGCAAATTCTTCAATGAGATCAATACAGAAGTTGGTTACAAGGAAGAAAAACTAATCCCTCAGGAAACAATTGACCGTATTTTTGAAGACTTAGTGACTGAACATCCATTATTAGCGAAAATTGGCCTGAAAAATGCTGGGCTACGTTTGAAATTCTTGAAATCTGAAACACAGGGTGTTGCTGTATGGGGTAAAATCTTCGGCGAGATCAAAGGTCAGTTAGATGCAGCATTCAGCGAAGAAGAATCTATTTCAAACAAACTAACTGCATTTGTTGTAGTGCCAAAAGATTTACAAGACTTTGGACCTGCATGGATTCAATCATTTGTAATGGCACAAATCAACGAAGCTTTTTCTGTTGCTTTGGAATTAGCATTTTTAGCGGGTTCGGGTAAAGAACAACCGATTGGTTTAAATCGTAAAGTCGCAAAAGGTACATCTGTAACTGATGGCGAGTATCCAGTTAAAACAGCATCTGGAAAATTGACATTTGCAGATTCGAAAGCAACTGTGAAGGAATTGACAAAAGTATTTAAATACCACAGCGTCAAAGAAAACGGTAAATCATTGGCCGTCGAAGGACTAGTTACGATGGTTGTGAATCCTAGTGATGCTTGGGATGTTAAAACGCAATATACACATTTGAATGCGAATGGAGTGTATGTAACTGCATTACCTTACAACTTAGACATTGTCGAATCTGTAGCTCAAAAAGCTGGTGAGGTTCTTACATTTGTCAAAGGTCGTTACGATGGCTTTTTAGGTGGCGGTATTAAAATTCAAAAATTTGACCAAACATTGGCAATCGAAGATTTAGATCTATACACTGCTAAGCAATTTGCATACGGAAAAGCTAAAGACGATAAAGCAGCAGCATTGTGGACATTGGAAATCCCCGAGGGGGAGTAACGACCCCAGTAGTGAAAACTGTTGTACCGACACCGGACGGAGCAACAATCACACTGCAATAGAAAGGGGAGTTTCTATTGGAAAAACTATTAGAAGAGTTTAAAAAACGAATGCATATCAGTCATTCATCAGAAGACAATAGTTTAGAAGAAATACTAGAGGAATCGAAACTCTATATCATCAGTAAAACGGGTCTCGATGAAAATGATAAGCGTGCTAAAACACTTATCTTTTCACGAGCCCGTTATGTGTATAACGATTCTCTAGAATTTTTTGAAGATAATTTCCTGAGCGAAATATTAGGTTTGTCTTTTGAAAAGTATAAGGGGGATGATGCTAGTGAGACAGAAGTATCTACCACCAAAAACTAGTTCCGGCAATCTACGAACGCCAATTGAATTTTATGAATATCAGCCACATAAAGGCCCAGATCCTGGTGAAGAAGAGAAAAAAGTTCTGTATACCTGTTTCGCGGAAATCTATAATCCGTCAATGAAAGATTTAGAGATATTGAACTCCATCGAAACAAAACAAGCGGTAACAATTAAAATCCGTGATCCTCATGAAGATTATCTACCAATTAACAAACATTTCGTTGAAGTTTTAGACCGTCGGTACCAATTAATACGATGGAATATTATTGATGTTAGAAACGACTTTTCAGACAACAGATTTATAACAATTTTATTAGCGGTGTACGCAAAATGAGTAACGTAGAATTTAGGGGCGTACAAGAAACCTTACAATCTTTGGAAAAAAGTCTTGGAATTAACAAGACGAAGAACATAACGCGAAAAGCGATAAATTCTGGAGCAGAAATAGTTGAGAAGAAACTTCAAACAGACATGCTAGTCTTTAAAGATAAAGGATACACGATTGACGAAGTTGTCCGTAAAAACGCAACTTACAGAAACTACAAAGCCGAGGCTGAAATAGGATGGAATGGGCCTCATCAGCGTTACAGGCTTATTCATTTGAACGAATGGGGTTATACGAGAAATGGACGTCAAATAAAACCGCGCGGATTTGGCGTTATTACAAAATCGTTAAAGAATTCTGAACCATTGTACTTCGAGACAGTGGCATCGGAGGTAAAGAGAAACCTATGAAAGATATGCTTGGTAATATCTATGAATTGCTGTGTAACAATGAATACATCAAAAACATGACGTTCAATGATGAAACAGAAGAATATCGCATCAAGTATTACGAACAACCAGAAACGGCGGATAAAACTGGACCATTCATTACAATTAGACCTGTGGACGTCCCAAACGAAGCCTATCACGGAAGCGATAAAGAACTTTCTATTGAACATCTAATACAAATTGATGTTGAGTCTAAATACAGAGCAACATGCAAACAAATGCAATATGAAATTAAAAAAGAGATGAAGAAGCTCGGCTTTGGCCAAGTGAATGGTCAAGGTTTAGACGAATACTTTTCGGAGACGAAACGTTATGTAGACGCTCGACGATATGACGGGAATACACGAATTTACGATACACAATATTAAAACAGAATAACAGGAATCAAGACACGAAAACTCGTGTCTTTTTTTGTTGTCAAAATTAGGAGGAAATAAATTATGACTTTAGTCGGATTTAAAAAAATGACAATCGGAATTTTTGATAAGGACGGTAAAATTCCAACAGCTAATCAATTTGTTATTGAAGGTAAACAAGATAAAGGGGCCACTGTATCGGCAGAAATTAGCGGATTATCTAAAGAAGCGACGAAAGTGTACGGGTCAAATATCGCTTACTACATTTCTCAAAAAGGAACTGGGGATATTTCCGCAACGTTTGGTTTGCTTGATTTACCAGAAGACTTGAATGACAAGATTTTGGGATACAAAACCGGCGAAAATAAAATTAGTTTCCTAGGCGAGGATACTGAGCCACCGTATTGCGCCGTTTTGATGGAATCAGAAGACTTAAGTGGAGAAACAGCAATGTTAACCATCTTCAAGGGTAAGTTCAGCCGCGAAGCCATCAACTTGAATACGACTACTAATGATGCTTTTGAACCGGAAGCCGAAGAATACGTATTCTCTGCAATTGCAAATGATGCTGACGGTGATGCTAACGGACAATCAGTGGCTAAATATGTTGGTAAAGAAGAAACAGCGATCACTGCTATGCGTACAATGGCATTCCCAGCGGGGGAGTAGCAAGCCCCGCCGTTGGTAAAGTGACGGCAACTACTGATGGGGCAACAATTGCATTAAGTTAGGAGAGTAAAAATGGTAGATACATTTAGAATTTATAAAAAGGACGGAACAAAAGTAACTGAGGGCGCAAGCCCTCTTTCAATCACTGGTGTAGCAGCAAATACGCAAGTAGCGAAAGGTGACTACACTGCAGTGCGTGTTTCTGGAGATGTGGAATCAGCAAAAGTTGATATTCCAGCTTTTAAAACATTACCGATTGCGGTAACAGGCGTGACTTTAGATAAAACAGCAGCTGACGTTGAGCAAGGTGCAACACTTAAATTGACACCTACAGTAGCGCCGGCTAACGCCACCGATAAAAGCGGCGCGTGGGCAAGTTCAAATACCGCAATCGCTACAGTAAGCGGCGGAACGGTCACTGTTAAATCAGACGCTACAGTTGACGGAACGACGGAAATCTCGTTTACGACGACTGACGGCGGAAAAGCAGCAAAATGTACGGTTACAGCAAAAGCTAAAGCAGAAGGCTAGTCTCACGACTAGTCTTTTTATTTTGTATAAAACAGGAGGAAATCAAAGATGGCACAAGTACGAATCGAGTTAAAAAATTCAAAAGGTAAAAAGGAAGTATTCGAAAAATTAGATACAACTGGCAAGGATTACCGTTTGGCATTGCAAACAATAAAAAAGCTAAATGGTGACAAAGTCATGGTGTGGGATCAGTTAGATTTGTATTTAAATTTTGCAGTTGAACTATTTAAAGCTGATAAATTGACCGCTGACCAAATTTTAGAAGGATTACCGTCTGATCAAACAAGAGAAATTTTAGATGGACTTTTAGGACAAGTAATGGGATTAGAAGATAATCCGGATCCTGACGCAAAAAAGTAACGCCTGAAGAGGCGGAAGAAATGTATTTCGAGATGTGCAGAGAATTGGTGAAACAAGGTTGGTCACTCTCAGATATTGAAAATAGCTCATTCGATACGTTAATCAGTGTCGCTTGTTCTACTCCGAAAAAGAATAAACAAAAAGAAGTCTCTTTGAACGACTTCGTTAAATCAATTTAGGGAAGGAGGAAAACTATGGCAAATGGAAAACCATTAGGAAATATGAAAGTCATTTTGGACTTGGATAGTTCCGCCTTTTCTAAAGGACTTGCTGGAGCTAAGAAAAGCGTCACGTATAACATGAAGGCCATGCAATCTCAGATGAAAGTTATGAATTCATCGGGCGACAAATTAGGCGGATTACAAGCGAAGTACGCTGGACTGAGTAAGACAATGGAGTCCAACGAGAAATATGTTAACAAGCTGAAAGATAGCTATGATAAAAGTTTTGATGCGAACGGTAAGGCAACTACTGCTACAGCTCGTTATGCAAATGAATTAAATCAAGCTGTTGGCAAACAGGCTAGTTACGAAGCACAGCTTAAGTCTACAGTTGGTCAAATTGCTCGGGTAAAAGTCGAAACCGAAGGAATCACTGGAAAGCTAAAAACTCAGTCGGAACAGTGGATTAAGTCAGGTAAAAAGATTGAATCGTTTGGTCAGAAAGTTTCTGGCATGGGCAGCGCGATGACTAAAGGTGTGACACTACCGTTATTAGCCGGATCAGCAGCAGTTACTAAAGCCGCAGTATCTTGGGAATCGGATTTCGCTGGTGTCAAAAAGACGAATGATGAAGTCATAGACTCTAATGGAAATGTGACATATTCTTATGCGGATTTGGAATCTGGCCTTCGAGATTTAGCTAAGCAATTACCATCTAGTCATGCCGAAATTGCCAAAGTAGCAGAAGCGGCAGGACAGTTAGGCATTAAAACTCAAAACGTAAAATCATTTACTAAAACGATGATTGATTTAGGTGAGTCAACGAATATGTCTGCTGAAACGGCAGCTACATCGTTGGCTCGTTTTGCGAATATCACTCAAATGAGTCAGAAAGATTTTGATAAACTCGGTTCTGCTATCGTTGACTTAGGGAATAATTATGCCACAACCGAGTCCGAAATTACCGAAATGGCACTACGGATTGCCGGTGCTGGTAAACAGGTTGGTATGAGTCAAGGAGATATTTTAGGTTTTGCTACAGCTTTAAGCTCTGTTGGTGTCGAAGCCGAAGCTGGTGGTTCCGCAATATCTAAAGTAATGGTTCAAATGCAACTTGCGGTTGAAAAAGGAACAGGCGCTTTTGGCGAGCTAGAAGAAAAAGCTAATAATGCAGGCTTTTCAATCGGTGAAGTTAGTCAAGCTGTTGTAAATGGTGGAAAGCCACTTAAGTCAATGGCAGAAGCGTTAGGTATGAATAGCTCTTCGCTTAAAAAGATGTATAAAGAAGCAGATAAGTCTAAAACGTCCTTAGAAAACTTTGCACAAGTAGCCGGGATTTCTAATGATCAATTCTCTAAACTATTCAAAAAAGATCCTTCAAAAGCGATTATGAAATTCATCCAAGGTCTAACCAATGCAGAAAAACAAGGAACATCCGCAATTAAGATGTTGGACGACATGGATATTAAAGAAGTTCGTCTACGTGATAGTTTATTGCGTGCGGCAAATGCAAGTGGTGTATTTGATAATGCAATTAAAACGGGTAATAAAGCGTGGAAAGAAAACTCTGCGTTAACCGAAGAAGCTAACAAGCGGTATGAAACAACTGAATCCAAACTGAAAATGTTGAAAAATGAAGCAGTGGATGCCGCTATTGATTTGGGCGGGCCATTCGTTGACGCATTGCGAGATGGACTGGATGCGGCTAAGCCACTTATAAAAGGTTTAGGCGATTTAGCAAAAGGCTTCTCGTCACTGGATAAAGAGCAACAAAAAAACATTATCAAGTGGATTGGAGTAGCCGCGGCTGCTGGGCCAACACTCAAATTATTAGGCAGTGGTATTTCTGTAATCGGTAAAACAAAAACGGCAGTCGGTGGATTGGCTGGCGGATTGGTTGAACTATCTGCGAAGGCTGCTGAGAAAAAAGCGATGGCCGGTTTTGCTTCCACAGTTACATCTGTCGGGACGGCATCGGCAGGAGCCGCAGGAGTTAGTGGAGTTGCTGGTTTAGGTTCGGCAATTGCTGGACTGGCTGTACCTGCCGCAGTTGGCGTTGGAGCTATAGGAGCAATTGGATTAGCGCTTTACGCTGGAAAGAAAGCATATGATGAGCATCAGCTGTCCGGCGCAAGATGGGGAACAAAAGTTACTGAGTCACAAGATAAAGTAATCGACAAATCTAATGAGTTGCGTGAAAAAGGCGTTCAGTTTATGAACGAGTATCAAGATGGCGTAAATACGAATGCTGAAAAAGTAAAAGAAGCGAACAAAGGCATTCAAAAAGCCATTGAAGGAACTCTAAAAAAAGAACAAGAACGCCGAGAAAAAATCAGTAAGATGAGTTTGCTCGATGACGAAACCAAAACATGGTATGAGCAGATTGTCAAAGCTCAGAAGAAAATTGACAGTGAGACATCTAAGACTGTTAAAAACCAAATCGAAAAGATTAATGGAATCTATCAAAATGCTTCTGATAATAACCGGAAACTCACTGATTCAGAATTAAAGTTTATTAAAGCTTCGTATTCAAATCTTTCAAGTGAGCAATTAAATGCGGCCGGTTTTTCTAAAGCACAACGTTTGGCCATCGAAACATCTTATCAAGATGATTTATCAAAATTAAATGATAAAGAAGTTTCTTCAAGAATTAAATCGCTGGAAAAAGCATTAGACAAAGAGAAGAAATCTTACGAAAAGCAGCGCAAAGAGATTGAAAGTAACGAATCGGTAAGTGCTAATATACGCGAGACTCTTCTTAAAAATCTTAAAAAGAACTACAAAGAACAAACTGGTGAAATGATTACCGCTTTAGCTAATCTTAGCGAAAAGTCTGGAAAATCGTTAGACGAAGTTTGGTACAAGTGGGAAAAATACGGCTATAACGTTGAAGAAGTATCAGCTTTAGTTGCGAGTAGCGTAAAAGATACTACTAAAGATTTGAGCTTGTTTGCTAAGGGAACATCTGAGGCAGACATGCAATGGAACGCTTTAAGCCTTGACCCAAAAACCGGTGAAGTTAAGACGAACATGACGGACGTCTTGACGGAAATTGCTCAGACTGACGATGGCTGGAATCAGCTTAAGTTCATGGTTAAAGAAGCAAAACTGACTTCTAACGCAAAAGAAGAAGTTGCAATCGCGATGGGCGAAGCTGGCAAATGGGATCAGTTGTGGTTGACCGAAAAAATGTTATTGGTCAATGGCGATGAAGCAAAGCTAGAGCTTTATGAAACCATCAACGCGATGGGTGCGTGGAATCAGTACGTTTTAGACCGAAAAACACTAGGTATCGACAATGCTGATGCGGTTTATAAACTGTTCACAACACAAGATCAAATCAACCAATGGAATCAGCTCCCAGTAAACCAGAAAAAACTATTAGCTGATAATACTGATTTAGTTAGTAAGATATTCACTTCTACTGAATCGTATAACGCTTGGACTCAAATTCCAGACAACATCAAACATATGCTTGCCGATAATGTTGATTTAAAGACCAAGATAAACGATGGAACAATCAGCATTGAACAATACAATCAAGTGTTACCGCTGCTCAAAAAAATGTATGGTGACAATTTTGATGTCAATACAAAAACAGAGCAAGCGAAAAACAAAATTGATGAGTATAACAAAAATCATCATCCTGAACAAAAAGTTCTAACGGCTAATAACGCTGATTTGGTGAATAAAGAACAGACAGCTAGAGACAAGCTAAATCAGTTCAATGGTGTTCAAATTCCTGAAAAGAAAATGACTGCTAAGGACGAAGTTACTCCAAGCGCGGAAAAAGCGGTTAAGTCATATCAACAAGTTTCAGTCTTGCAAGACAAAACAATCAGTTTCAAATTCACCGCATTTCTAGATGATACATGGGATAAGATCAAGAAAAAAATGGGTGAGAAAGGTAATTTAATTACCGGCAACTATGCGAAAGGCACCAACTACCACAAAGGCGGCTTAGCTTTAGTAAATGACCAAAGCGGTTCTAAGTATAAAGAGCTAGTAAAATTGCCAAACGGTAGTGCGTTTGTTCCGCAAGAACGGAATACGTTACTTGATTTACCTCGTGGATCGTCTGTATTAAAAGCTTCTCAAACTGCTAAATTGATACCACGATATGCTGATGGAATCGGCCAAGTGGTTACACAAGATTCACAAATCACAGAACTGATTGCGGCAATCAATGAATTGATTCTGACTTTTAGAACAATGCAGCCGGGCTCGGATACAGTTGGAACTATGACTGAAAAATCTGTGATTCCTGGCGTGCAAGGCGGAACGGATTTAACCGCGTTGACTCCTGATCAATTAATCACTCAAGGCGATCAGTATGCGCCGATTGGCTCAATGTGGATGACTAATTTAATGAATGGTTGGAATTCGATTGTTCCTACTTATATGAACAGCGAAACGATTTTCATTTCGAACTATCTAACTCAATTGAGAAACCAAAACAATCCGAATTATTTGCAAGGTGTTACGTGGAATAGAAACTTAATGAATGGTTGGAACAGTTTAACAGGAACATTTATCAATCTAATTAAGACCTTCTGTAATCAAGCGATGACAACTCTTCGGAGTTACAATACGCCTATGTACAACAATGGCCGTACTTGGCAACAGAATAATTTAAACGGTTGGAACTCGTTGTATGGCTCATTTATAGCTAGAGTTAACCAGTTGGGAAATGATTCGATTAGCAATTTACGTTCGAAGAATGGTGGATTTTATAGCGCTGGTAGTTACTTGATGCAATCGCTAATCAACGGGCTAAACTCAATGGGTGGTTCGTTATCATCAACGATGAATGGTGTAGCGAACAAGATGGTTGGTGGAATCGGTAAAGGTGTTAATGGCGTAATCGGCGGTGTTAACTATGTTCTAAAAGAGGTTGAATCCGACAAGAAGTTAGGAAATTGGACCGTTCCTCAGTATGCAAAAGGTACTGACGGACATCCTGGTGGACTTGCGATGATCAACGATCAAAAAGGTCCAGTTCATGAAGAGTATGTTCAGATGCCGGATGGACGTGGTTTTATTGCCAAAGGCAAGGATTTATTGGTCAACCTTCCTAAAGGGGCGCAAGTACTGAATGCAAGTCTTACTAAGAAATTAAAGAAAGGTTTCGATATTCCGCATTATGCCAATGGAACGGATGACTTTGATATCTTTGATTTGATTGATGATGAGGGTGTTTTTAAGAAGTTAGTTGATAAGAGGATCGATTACAATAGTATCTTAGAACCTTGGAAAAACATGACCAAATCGAGCGTTAAGTTAATGACTCACGCTGCGTATCCTTTTGTGCAGAAACAAGTCGAAGATTCATTTGGCGGGGGAAGTTTTGACGGTGCGATGAATGCGAATAACGTATATCAATATTTAGTCGATATTGCTCAAAAAGTTATGTCGAAATTTGGCGGTCTAACGGTTACTTCCGGTTATCGTCCAGGTGATCCATATTACCATGGGAAGCATCAAGCGATAGATATTTCTGGTTATCCATACGGTAGCCCGAGGTACACAGAAGCAGCAAATTGGGCCTTCGAGAAATTTCCTAAACAAATCGCTTATGTAATTACGAACGGTAAAGTTCGCGATCGTATGGGACTTAGTGGAACTGGCTCAAGTGGCAAATGGGTAGGTTGGTCGGATAATGACCATTACGATCATATCCATTTGAACGGTTCGATGGGTTCTGGCGATATTTTCAAAGCAGGAACTGATGTACCTAACGGAAACGGGAATATTAAGTATAGTCCTTCTGCAGGAGTTGAGCAGTGGAGAAAGATTGCTACTAAAGCGTTAAAAATGGAAGGTCAATTCTCTGCCACAAATTTAAATGCTCTTCTTTACCAAATGCAAACTGAATCTGGCGGGAATCCAAATGCAATCAATTTGTGGGATAGCAATGCTGCAAAAGGAACTCCTTCGAAAGGATTGCTTCAAACAATCGATTCAACATTCCAAGCTCACGCGCGGCCGGGGTACAACAAAAACATTTATGATCCATTATCTAATATCTTGGCTTCAATTAGATATGCCGTTTCAAGATATGGATCGTTAACCGCTGCATATCGTGGCGTTGGTTACGAAAATGGGGGCTTGATCAATAAAGATGGTCTTTACAGAGCTGGTGAAGGTAACAAGCCAGAGATGGTTATTCCTTTGACTCGAAAAACAAGAGCTATTGAACTGATGGGTCAGGCTTTGGCTTTCCTATCGGGGGATAATAAAAACACTTCGAAACAGTCTGCAAGAGTTGATAATACAGCAGAATTAGTAGCACTGATTAAGCAACAACAAAAACAACACAGTGATTTGATGAGGATTTTGAGAGCGATATTGAATAAAGAAAGTGGAATAACTAAGGAATCAATTGGGAGAGCTGCAAACGATTTGATGGGTAACGATCTAAATAAATTAGGTTACACGATAGGAGATGGCTTCTAATTGTTTTATAGATTATTGTTTAACCAGAATGGGAAAATATTTGACCCACAAGTTAAAGATAAAATAGTATGCAAGGAGATTAAAAGACAAGCTCCTATATACGAAGTTAAGTATGAAGAGTTTGAAGGGACGAACGGAAGCAGAGAATCAAATGCCTCTTTTCGTCCTTTTGAATTAGTCCTCACTTTCGACATATTTTATAAAAATGAATATGACAAAGAATTGATAGTAACAGAGTTACATCAAATATTTTTCCCCGGCTATCAGTATTATGTGACACATGAATTGAGTCCTGGAAAAAGATTTAGAGTGAATCCAGTTAATTTTGAACTTACTGAAGAAGAAAACGACTACTCGACTATAGAAATCACCTTCGATGTTCCTAGTGCTTGTTCTGAATCGCTCTCAACCACACTGTCAGAATTTAACTTATCGAATGAGTGGCAGTTCTCACAAAATCTTGAAGCTGTGGATTATAAGTACAGTTTTGATGTAAGCCGTTTCCAAGTATTTAATGCTGGAGACTTTGCGATTGATCCAAGAGAACATGCATTGAAAATCACTCTTCAAGGTGAGTCACTGGGCAATGCTAGAATTTTCAATCGTACAACAGATGAAAGTTTTATCTACTATCCCGAATTTTCAACGAATCTAGGGCAGACAGTCACTATTGATCGTGTTTATCCTAAATTGAATGGGGTTCATTGTGGAATCAATACCAATCTTGAATTAATCACTCTAGCACCTGGCATCAATGAGATAGAAATACAGAATGTAGCAAACGTGAAATCCTCATGGGATTTCCGTTACTTGTATAAGTAGGTGATAACGTGACAAATATCATCATTCAGAATTACGAAAAGACAAAGAAGGAGATCCTTGTTGATTATAACAAGGACTCTTTTTTTGAGAATTGGCAACAGAATGAAACGTGGGAAGTCAGTTTAGATGTGACTAAGACAGAAGTAAACAGCTATGCTTTTGACCTAGTTGATTATGAAAATTCTGTTTTATTCAATGGTCAAGAATTCATTATCAAATCTATGACGACATCTGGCGAAGGAGCACAAGTAACCAAGAGTATCACTGCTACGCATATTTACTACACGATCCAGGATGGAAGACAATACAATACTCTGCAGCCGAACGGAGCGAAAAGTATACAACAACTACTTTCCCATATCTTCAGCGCTGGAAATCGAGGATTCACTTGGGAAATCGTAGACCCAAATAAAAAGTTTCTTACGGTTGAACAAGAAAACTTTGGCAATGCGAATTACTTAAAGCTGATTGAAGAAATATTAAGTGATTATGATGCGGTGGTCATTCCAGACAATAAACATTTAACATTCTATCCACGATCAGAGTTCGGAGATAAAGTTCAGGAGCAGATTCGATACAAATACAACACAGATTTAGTGAAATTCGACATAGACACCTATTCGTTGAAAACGCAGATTAAAGGCTTTGGTAAGAAAAAGGAAGATGATACGTATTATTTCTCTCCAATTACTTACACTTCTCCCGAATCGGAGAAATGGGGAATACGGATACAAGACCCGGTAGAAGATGAGCGATATACGGTTGTTGGTAACATGATGGAACGACTAAAAAAAGATTTACAAGATTATCCTTCAATCAGTGGTTCAGTAACCTTAAAATGGCGGATCACTCCACAAAAAGGTGACTATGTACCTTTTATTTACGAACCCTTAAATATAAAAACGTACATTCAAATTGTGGGAATTAAGACGTACCCTGCATTGCCTAATAAACCGCCTGAAATCACGTTATCAAATACGAAGAAAACAATGACATCAATACTAGCGAACTTAGCTAGGAAAGGAGTGATTTAGTGGAACTACTAAAACTCATTAAAAATCAGATTTCAACAGAATGGAAAAAAACGTTCAACGATAATGTGGATATTTTGAACGGTATTACACGTGACCAAAATCAAAAAATTGACGTCGTTGACAAGAGAATTGACAATTTAGTCCTGCATTCGGGCGGTGATTCGCCAAATGAGGTAGTGGACGCACGAGTAAATAACCGAGCACAACAATTCGATACACTTCAGGGAAGACTACTCGCTGGGGAGTTCACGCATGATGAAGACATGGCGGAAACACGATCAGAATTGGAAAATCAGAATGTAAGTATCTCAGAAATAAATAAGAAGCTTGATAAAATACTTGGGGAATACGGTGGTACTCTAACTATCTATGTTTCAACGGAGCGAGGCAACAATAGCACAGCGGATGGGTCGCAAGCGTTACCGTTTAAGACACTCCAAGCTGCAGTGAACACGATTCCACTATTAACGTCGAGCCAAGTCGTTATCCTCGTTGAAGATGGTACGTTTCTTGAAGATGTACGTTTCCGTAATATTTATTCGGGAGGTATTTATATCAGATCGGTCCAAGATACGACGAATCTTGATCCGTCAACAACTGATTGTCCAGTTAAAGTTCGGTCAATGTCGTTTATGTATTGCACTGGGTACCTTCAATTACGAGGGATCCAATTTATAGATCAAGGAAATGCACCGTCTATAGGTAATACAAGGTATTCGCTGTATCAAGAACAAGGCGGATACATGAGTTTGGCAAAATGTAAGTTTGCAGAGAATACAAAGTCAATTGCCAATCACAAATCTATTTATGTTGGAGGAAGCTCAAAAGCCACGGTTGGGTCAGATACTGCTTTTATCAATCAACTGATGTGCTTGTATGCAGTAGGGATGGCTGAGGTAAATGTATCCGGTATTAAAGGCTCTTCAAATAGCGAACTGTTAGTGGTTTGGAACGGCACAGGAAGAATTCCGAGTGATTTAAATATTGCTACAACAAATACTAGAACGATCGAAAGAGGATTGATATTAACAAAGGGGTCGGTGATCTAATTGTTCAAAACAAGAGAAGAAATAATTGTGATTCAAGCTGAAGCAACCACTCCTATACCTACTGGAGTGGTTTTTTGGTCCCATGACAAAGGGACTGCTAAACTGATCATTCAGTTGAAAAAAGGTCATATAAATCAGACTTTATCTCAAGGCACAATCGTTCCGATCCTTTTAGAGTTCAATTCAGTCACAGCAGCTAAGGGAAAAGGACGTCATATTTACCATGCGGTAATTGAGAATGCTTTAGAAGGAATAGTCTCTATTGTTTTAGAAGACAATATTTTGGGGTACGTTGGCCGTGTAGATGGTTCGGTTTATATTGAGTTACCTGATTCGCGATCACTTGATACTGCCGGCCGGTTTACTTTTGACATTAAACGAAGCCCTATCGATGAAGATGTTCCTGAATTGGAAGATTATTATTGGAAAGGCTTTAACGAGATCATGGCACAGTATCACGAGACAATCGCAACTATTAAGTTAGAAGCTAAGACGTTACTTGATAGTCTGACTGCAGACGTTACTACAGCTAAAACTAAAGTCACACAGCTAGAGCAAAGTATTACAACTGCTAACACGAATTTGAATGCTCGCATCGATGAAATCAGTAAAAAGATTGATGACAATGACGTATTCACGAAAGCAGAAAGTTCCGCTAACGTGATCTATCAAATCATTGGAAAAGATGAAGTTGAATTGACCTTTACAACTGATTTTGAGAGTAAAATTTCTGGGTCAGTTATCGAAAATCCAAACATTGCTCGGCACAATACGATTGCTACGCTTCCAAGTCCTGAGAATTTTGGCGGTTTTGAATTAAAAGATACGTATTACGAACTGCTGGAAAAAAAGGATAATAGAAATTTTGTGACTACTCAAAATGTAGCAAATAGAATGTCAGCTAATCTGTATTCGTTCAATATTCTAGAATGTTTAAAACGTGAGCTTGGAGTTCGGTTCTTTAGTAGTATGGGCGCTAAAACAAATTTACAATGTGTAGAAATTATTCGAAAAATCGTTTCTTACAGATTGTTGAGCTTGTGGGCTTCCGGAAAGTCATCTGAAGGAAACAAAGTCAATTTGCGAATCTGGTCTATCTTAGCGAGTAGTTGGCTAGGCAGTAATAGTTCAACAAGTTCAAATATTTCATTAATCGAGATGTTTGGACTTGAAAACACGAATAATCATTACATTACTGATGACGGAATGATTCATGTTTTAGCTTATGCTGAAGCATCTGATGGCAGTGCATATTCTACAGTTAACTCGGATTATATAAGTCTATCGTTTAAAATCAATATTTCTGTACACGAATTTATTGAGTCAACAATCGCGGCCAATCACGTAGAAAATCTTGCGACACAAGAAGAAGCAAAAGGTGGAACGGATAATACTAAAACGATGACTCCGCTTAGGGTTTTTCAATCAATTGCAGAATGGACCAAAAACAAGTTCATATCTCTGACAGAGAATGAAACAGTTTTAGGAATTAAGAACTTTGCAAACGGACTTCAGGTTAATGGGAGAAACGTGCTGTCCCAAAAAGGAGAAATTGTATTTGATCATACTAGCGAAACAGATTCCTCTATTCAATCTGGAATAGTTAGATTTAAACGATACGGAGATTGGATTTTAGTC